ACACCTACACTTCCATTTCCAGATGTTCCTGTAGTTGGAGACCAAAAATATCTCTGACACCTCTGTAAATTCACATCAACAGGCAAGAACTCAAAATCAGATGCAGTTGTTCCAGCTTCTAATTGTATGCCTGTAATTAAAAAATTATTTGATGTGCTATCAACAGCATTAACTTGACCTACTGCTTGATTAGCAGCTGTTTCAGTTTCCCATGAAGTAGCTAAAGTTCCAGATGAATAATCACTTCCAACACCTAACCATAACCATAATTCTAAACTTGAAGCATTATCATTATCTAATGTTCCAGAGGTATCTCCAGCAAAAGTTATTGTTTTCTTTTCCCAAGTATCAGCAGATGAAACTGTATAAGATTTTGCAATTTGTCTTGTATTATCTCTATCATAAAGCATAGCAATAAATGTTCCAGTTTTTGTAGATTTAACCCAAAAAGATAATGTTAAACTTTCAGCAGATGAAGTTCCTTTTTTCAAATACTGTAAATTTTGACCTTCTATTTTTTGTTGTAATAAAACATATTCAGCAGCACCTAGACTAGCATCTGCTGTTGTGCAATCAACTTTAAAAGATTTTGCAAAACCTTGACCAGTTGGAACATCAGTAGCTTGAGATATTGTTACTACTGCAGATGAACTTTCTGCATATCTCCATCTATCACAAGAATGATAACCATTAGATGCAATAGAAGATGCAGAAGTTCCTCTTTGAGCAATACTCATATCTCCATTGATGATGATGTTTCTATATTGATTATAGTCGTAACCTAATTTAGCTGGTGTAACTGCATTAGTTCCAATTTTAGCTTCTGTAACTGTGCCATCACTAGGTGCTGTAATTAATCCAACTCCATAATGTAAAATAAAATCGCAAGTAGATGTTCCAGCAACTGCTGTTCCAAAATCTATTGTTGAACCAGATACAGTAAAGTTACCAGCTTGAACCACACCATCAATACTAACTAATAATGTATTCGCACTACTAGGTGTAAAATTACTTCCACCTTTTTGTAATGTGTATGATGAACTACCATCAAAGGTAATGTTATCCAGTACCTCTACATTACTTATTTTATCTGTATCTCTACCTATATAACTCATTAATTATCCTTTTGGATTATTATCCTTAATTGTTTGTATTCTTGTTTTCCAAGCTTCAATGTCATGGTAGATTTCATCTAACTGTTCATTCCATGAACCATATTGGCTTCTTCTTGTTGCATCGACTGTTGCATTAGCTTCAGCAGTATTTGCAACTGTTTCATAAGATGCTAGTTGTGCGTCAGTTGGTTGTGCAATATCTAAATTCCATTCAGCTATATACGCACCTTGACCATTACTGTCGTCTTGCAACTTAACATCATTTAAAAAATCTACTTTGCTAACTCCATTAGCTTTGCAGTATTCTTTTATTTTTGTACTTAGTTGTGCCATAGTTTTACCTCCTTAATTTTATGTAATTAATTTATATCCTTCAAATCTTGATAATTCTTTTGTTCCTGTGCTTCCATAAATACTATTATTAACAGATGACCTTACATACATTTCTACATAATCATTTGTTGATAAATCTAAAATAGTTGCACCAAAAGCAGCTGAAGAATTACCACCAGGACTAGTTAAATGTTCTAAAGCACTTCCATTTTTATAAACAGTTATTCTAAGTCTTGCTAATGCAAGACCTACATAAAAAGTACAATGGAAATAATATTTTCCATTTTCTGGAGCAGTAAATCTTCCTTGATTAGTAGTAATATCTAATACTCCATCACTATCAAAATGTTCATTATTTATAGCTAATAAATTATCTGTATTTGCACTTATTGATTGATTTCCTGTAAAATATCCTTTGAATAAAGAAGTATTAACACCACCAGCACCAGTTACAGTTCCTGTGAAATCGTAAGTGTCTGCTAGGTTAAGACTTTCAGATTGTATTTTTGTTATTGCCATAATTTATCCTATTAATTTGTATCCTTGAAAAACGCTAAATTGATATGGAGAAGTATTAAAAATACTTAAAGTTCCTCCATCATTTGTATTTCCTCCAACAACTACATCTACATAATCTGCAACTGATAAATCTAAAATTGTAGTTGTTTTTAAAATATAGCCATAATTATCTGAACTATCTAAACCTAAATTATCTGCTGATTGATTTGTTCCATTTTTACGAATTGCAATATCAGATGAATATAAACTAGCTCCACTTTGAAAAACGTAAGCATGAGCAGAAAAAAAGTATTTACCAGCTTTTCCAGATGGTACTGTAAATCTGTATGTTGAAGTATCATACGCACTATCGGTATCAAAATTTTCTGTATTATACTGAACCACCGTACTAGTATTATCACTTATAGTTTGTGTAGAACCTAAATATACTCTAAAAGCTGGAGTGTTATCTGGTAAAACTCCACTAGCTAATTTTCCACTTGTTACAGCTAAGTCTGCAATCTGTGCAGTTCCAACAGAACCACTTGGAGGATTTACTGTTTGAACAGCTTTACCTAGAAACACACAGTACATATCATCTGATGCAGATGTAGCACTTGTTAAAGTTAAACTTGTACCAGTTGCAGTATATGCAGTTGTAGGCTCTTGTCTTACAAAGTTAATAAACAATGCTAACTCATTTGCGTTAGCTACTGGATTATCTAATGTGTAAGATGTAGTCGCACTTGTAGTGAAGTCTTGCTTTGCAAAACTTGTGAAACTTAATGCTGGTTGGTTTCCTAAATACATTTACGCAACATCTTCTAAAGTTGAAATAATTACATCTGCAATACCAGAAGCATTGTCAGATTTTACTTTAACAGCACCACCATTAGGTATAATTACCTTACCAGATATAGCTTCTAAAGAACTACCAACTGGTACTGGAGCTTGTTTAACAATGTATCTATCATTAGAACCATCATTAAGAACTATATCTACAAGTATAGAAGTTGTACCAGTATTAGATACTAAGCAACCAATCATAACTTGTTTGTTAGATGTAGTGGTCTTAACTGTAGTCAACGTAGCATCTGTTAAACTAGCTGTTGTTGAATTAAAGTTATTTGCCATGTTTATTTTTCTCCTTAATTATTTATCCAAGTGCTATTGCAAAAGGGATTGAATTGTCTGTTGCTGAAATAGAAAGTGTTTCGTTTCCACCGTCATTATTTTCAGTAAATGTAACATTTGAACCTGCTACTAATTTTCCATTTAAAAAACCTGCTGTTGTATCATTTGCTGAAACTAAAGTTTTAACATCTGTATCTGCTGTAATTTGTTGCCAAGATGAACCATTATAATATTTAAGAGCATTGTCTGTTGAATTATAAAATAAATCACCTTCGTCTAAAGATGTTGTAGGGTCTGTTGCCCCAATTCTGTAAGTGTTAGCAAAACTATTTATTGAAGGTATATTTGTAGCAACAGTGTTAACATTAGCTATATCAGTTGCAACTGTATTAATATTTGTGTTTGCTCCAGCAACTGTTGTAATATTTGCATTGTTAGTTGCTACTGTATTAATGTTAGTTGTGTTACCTGCAACTGTGTTAATATTAGATGCGTTACCTGCAACAGCAGTGACATTTGCATTGTTTGTTGAAACTGTAGAAACATCACTTGATATTCCTGCAACTGTTGTCACATCACTATCAATACCTGCAACAGTGTTTATGTTAGCTGAATTAGCATTAACAGCATTAATGTTTGTGCTATTTGAGTTAACATTAGATACAGCAGTTGATATACCTGCTACCGAAGTAACATCAGAACTTATGCCTGCAACTGTAGTAACATTTGCATCTATTCCTGCTACTGTGTTTACGTTAGCTATGTTAGTACCTACTGTGTTAACATTAGCTATGTTATTTGAAACTGTGTCTATTTCAGATGTAGCCTCATTTAAATCATTAGCCGCAGTTTCTATTTCTGAAATTGCTTCGTTTAAATCATTTGCTACTGTAACAACATCTGCAATGTTTGTAGCCACTGTTGATACATCTGCTATGTTGGTAGCAACTGTTCCAATATCTGCTTCATCACCTGCAACAGCTGTAACGTCTGAACTAATACCTGCAACCGTAGTTACGTCAGCACTAATACCTGCTACTGTTGTAATGTTAGGTATGTTAGTTGATATAAATTGTTTGTTTACAGCATCAGTATTATCTACTGGGTCTGCAACATTTTTTAATCTTTTACTTTGAGTGTCCCATTGAAAATCTGCGTTATCTAGTGTAATTACGTCACCTGCTTTATCAATAGCTTCTTGAGACATAAAGAACGCTTGGTCACTATCTGTATCTAGGTCATTTTCAGTTAATACTGAACCTGATACGTAGTCTACTAATTTTGTATTTTGGCTTGTAGTTCTTCTTATTTCAATCGCAGCATTATTAGCCGGCGCTGTAGTAAATGTAAGGTTAGTACCTGCGGCATCCAAAGTGTAAGCTGTAACGTTTACACCCGCTACTGTAGCTGATAAATCGGCTGTATCTCTGTAACTAAAAGGTATAGCGTATGTAGTAGTTGTACCGTTTCCGGTGTATCTTACGAATGAATTAGCCATAGTTTGTGTTTATCTCTTCTAAAAGGGGTACTTTATTCAGTTAATATTGTTATTGCTGATTTCTTTTTCTTTTTTAAGTCTTTATAAGCATCTTTAAGTATAGACATTTCCTCTTCTTCTATTGTTGCTAGTTGTGGAAATTCTTCAGCCATTAAGTTATATGCCACACTTTCAACAGTAGTTATTATGCTGTTTATGTATTTTTGTTGTAAATCAATACCATTAACTATTCCATTAGTATTTTCAGGGTTTGGAATGTTTAAATTAAGACTGCTATTTTTGTTTTTAATTTGGTCTTCTACAAACTGTTTTAGTGACACACCTTTAGTTTTACTTATTTGACCAGTTGGTGTAATTTTAATTTCAGATTTTATTTCCATCCATCTATCATAAGCTGTTTGACCATCAAATTTTCTTAAACTTTTTAAATCAACATCCTGCCCTGTAATTCTTTTTGCAACTGCTGATGGTGGTCTGTAGTTAATATCAGTTCGGTCTTTAAAAAAGTTAGAGGTTGCATCATTTCTGTAATCAGACATACTAAACGGACTGGAAATAACACCATCTCTTCCACCTAAGCCAAATAACCAAGCTCTTTTAGTTTTTACTTTTTCACCCCAAACATTTCTTTTAGGCATCACTCTTTCTTGTGGATTGTCTGCAAAATATCTTTGTAACCTATCACTTAATGTCCACAAATCTTTTTCATATTCATCTGTTACTCTGTCAACATATCTAACACCACCTGATAGAGGTAAAAATTTGTAAGCACCTTTTGCAAGAGAAGCTTCAATTCTTTGTTCAGGTTTTCTAGAACTAGCTAATCCACCACCAAAAAATGCTTGATAAGTGTCAATAATATTTTTTGTATAAAACTTAGAAGTAAAATTTCTTGTAATACCTAACACAGTTCCCATTGCTAACTCATGTATTATAGATTGTTCTTGTGGTGATAACACTCCATTTGATTTATCCATAGTTTCAAATATATCTGCCATTATAAATATTGGTGTCATTATAGGGTCAAGACGATTAAATTGAATATATCTTCCATCTGCTGTAATATAAGAATATGGTTTCCAACCCACTAAATCTTCTTTAGCTTGAT